AAGCGAGGGTGTTTCTTTTAAATATGATGCATCAGCCGACGGTGGCGTTTTGACAGTTAGTCAAAATGATAACGTATTATGGACTAAGAATATTGATGTTAATACACCAGGACCACTTGGTTTTCCTTTACCTGCTGAACAACAACTTCTCGTAGAAATTGCAGATGATGGACAAGCTACAATTAATATTGAACAATCAGGTGAACAAGCCGGTGGTTATGTTCACCAATGTATAAGTGGTCCAAGAGAAATTGATCCCGTTCTTCCTCCATTGGCAAATATGCGACAGAGAGTTGGAGCCACTGGATATGGACCACAGGGACTCGAATTTCCCACTGGTTATCCTGGACTTGATTTCGGATCCAAATTCTCTCATTAATCACCAAACAGTCAATTACTATTTAAATAACCAGATAATGCTTTCCGGTTATCTAAATATAGAAAAATGGCCTATTTGGACCAAGTTTTAAATCAATACGATAATTGTGGAATATTTTTTTGTGGTCACTATTTTCTTATAGGATTCTTTCTAAGTCTATTACTATTGATATCCATCAACGTATATCTTTATAAAACGATTAGAGATCGGGTTCAGAGGATCTACCCTGAAACCAAATGTGAGGAAACAAATCAGTAAAGGTCACCTTTAACAAATTATCTAATTTGTTTTGAGGACCATTAGTTTAGATATTAAGAGGATTTTTTGTTTTGTTTTATAATATAATAAAGCTATGTACAGAATCGAAAATAATCATAGACCCTTACAACCAGCACATGGTGGAACAGTGGGTGTAGGTAATGGACATATTGAACCATCAGTGAGTATTGATCGTCATCCGATTCAAGGTCCCGGTCGTAATATCCGGGAAAATTGTTTTTTGAAAGTAGATACTAATTGCGCTAATCCATTTTATTTAAGAAAAGATCACCAAATCACTTGGGACAAAAACTATTTATTAATGAGAGACCCGGCTCTAAGGACTTTAGCACGAATTGCACCTCTTGATCGTGATATGGCCACTAGTTCAAAATATGTTACTGGTCTTCATGCTCAACCATGTTATGGTGCCTATCAGGTCCAATATTATTCTAATGGTCAACCAGTCCCAATGGCTGGATATCCACATTCATAAAATGGTTATTGATTCCGATTCCGACTCGTTTAAGTTCTAATCAAAATAGAGGTCATTTTTATTTATTAATATAGGTGACGTTTATAGGAAACTTTGGTTTTATGTATAACTTTATTTTGATTAGCATTTTATTTCTTATTTTGACTCTGCTTTTGGTTCAAGCCCAAACCAAAAATATATATTGCCGACAAAGTGGGGGATTAAGTAATATTTATGGACATCCTATGTTTATGGTCAATGACGGACTCTTTCTAGATATTAACAATTATGCTGGTCGTGGTCATTGTAATATTTACCATCGTTACAATGACTATCATCAGTTTTTGCATAGCAATATTTTGCCAGGTAATCCAAGTGTAAATAGAATTCATGGCCATTCTTCCAGAGCACGTTCTCCCGCTGTATAAATAGATACTCTGGTTATAATACGACCAATTATAATTCTATTAATTATAGGTATGCAACTTATTAGTATCGTATTTCTTTTCGTTATTTTCTTACTTCCGATTTATATTAGCCAATCTCGAAAACCCTCTCCCCTAAATATGAATATGACTGGAGGTGCTTGTGGCTTTGAAGGTATTAGTGGTGCACACCATACCTCCAATAGTTATGGGCGTTATCGTGCTCATCGGAATTTATGCTTCACTGAAAAACCACGCGGTTATTATTCCCCAGCCTGTACTCTATGGAAACCTCATCATTTAACTCGTCTTCCTGAATTGGCTCTACCAATGACCACAAAGTGTGCAAACCAATATAACCCCCGCCATTGGCCCGGTGCACCTCTTGGTTACTTAACCAAAGATTGCGATTCCACTCCAGTCATACCTGATTTTACCAATTATGAAATAAGTTATTACACTGATCCAGCTAATTTTTGCAGTGCTAATCCAAAACATCGACTTTGTCCTAACCATTGGATTTAGAGACCAGTCAAGAAACTTTAGCTTTCGCTTTTGGTTTGACTGTTTTTCGCACCAATGTTTTAGTAGTCGGCACAGGTGTCCCAGATACACTGTCACCGGTACTACTACAATGACTTGTAATTGTAGTTGAACTAGGTACAGATGCAGTGATTTGTTTGGAACTAGCTGCAGTTGCAGTAATTTGCCCAGAATTTGTAGTGTTTCCATTACTTTTAGTAATAATTTGACCAAGACCTAGAAATATGGAAGCGAGGGCATAAAGTTGAATATCACTTTCTCCCATTGAATTTTTGAGACGATAGTCAATCTCTGAAAGACTTTCGATAATTTTCTTTTTTTGCCCAATAGTTAGAGATCGTTGTTCAACCGCCCATAGTGTCAACATTTTCACCAATTCAACTAGACTATAGAGATTTCTAGCATGATCACTCTTTAATCGTGCAACGTTTTCTCTTAAACGACCATGAGTTAACTGATATACGATGTCAGTAAACTGTTTGTCATCAGGAATCCCCAAATAACGACATATTTCTTCGACTTGGATTTCAGTATAATTTTCTCCCTCTAACGTTGATTTTAATGTATGTTCTAATTGTAAAATATTAAGTACTTGTCGGAAATCACCACAACTCTTCAAAATGAAATCGATAGTCTCCTCTGAAATCCTGACTCCTTCTAACTCAATAATCTTAGATAATTTCTCCTTTATATTCAAATCAGGTAAACGACCAAATCTAATAACTACGCACCTAGACTTTAATCCCCCAATAATCTTATAAATATTATTACAAATCAAACAAAACCTACAATGTTTACTATATTGTTCGATCACTCGACGCAGAGCACCCTGAGCATCCCCTGTTAAAGCATCAGCTTCATCCAGAATAATTAATTTCGGTTTGTTAGTTGAGGTTTTCACAAATTCCGGAATCTGTCGACGAACTGTATCGATGCCACGATCGTCACTTGCATTTAGTTCAAGAACATATTTATTACGAAAACTATCACCATAAACTTGTCGAGCTAATGCCAGTATCAGACTAGTCTTGCCAGTTCCAGGAGGTCCATAGAAAAGAAGATGAGGTAATTCACCTCTTTCAATGAGGCCCTTTAAAAGACTGACCTTATCTCCTTCATCGATTACTTCGTCCAAGTTATTAGGGCGATATTTTTCTATCCAAGGCAACTTTAAATAACTTGTCATCACCAGAAATAAATAATAACTATCTATAGTTAGTGATATTAAATAAATAATAAATTAAAAATCAAATTTTTGGGCTTTATCTCAGCCCATCAGAAATAGACATACTGATTTTAGCAACTCAACCTTAAAAATAATTATTACTACTATTACAGTAATAATTATTGCATATTAGCGAAATAGGCGATTAAATAGGTCGTAAACATATAGTGCCACTAAAATACCTAGACCTATTATACTTAAAGTCCTTAAATCTAAGCCAAAAATTGAACCACTCGGTAAAAAATCAACTGGCCCTCCTCCAGTTTGTTCATCAGTAGTAACAGCATCTAATCTAGACATTGGACTGTCAGTTTGTGATTGATGCGCGTATTTATAATTAACAGAAGAGCGATGACACCCAGAACCAAAAGTATCTATTTTTTGTTTAATAAGACCATCCATATATTCCTCTAGCAATATATTACGAAGAATTTTTTTACACCACCCATTTTGCAATACTTGGTTTATTAAACCAAGACAATAATCATTGATTTGTGTATCACTTTCACCACCACTATATCTATTGTCAAAGTAATCATGATCGTTCGCATATTGACCAAAATATTGATCTTGGGTGCATGTTCTAGTGGTATCACCACTTGGATGTTTTACCCTGTAGTCATTATTGAAATCAGGTATTCGAGTTGTTCCTCCCCCCACAGGGCCAGGAGAATCAGACGAACAACTAGAATGCCCCGACCTTCGTCCACCACTCTTTAAACGTATAGAGCTACTACTACTATTCGATGAAGCTCGTTTCGTAAACTCGTTATTGTGTTTGAAAGCTTCATTTAGTCTGGCAAAGCTAGTCATAACATATATTGTTATGAATTATTTTTGCTTTACTATAAAAATCAGCAAGAGAATTACGAACAACGTCAAACGAAATTTGTAATAATATAAAGTATAAAATTCTTCCTGAATATTATAGTAAATGATTAAGCAATATGTGTTTTGGATTTCAGTCTTTGCCCTTCTATCGCTTTATGGCCTTTTAGAGGATCTTACTAGTGCAACTTTGTTGTTTATAGGACTCGCAATTTTGTTTCTAATTGGAGATTCGATTCTTAACACAAAAAACAAAATTACCGAAAAATTATGGTCCAATTATTTGGAAGAAAATATTATGAGTGGTGGTAACAAAGATAGTTCATCAGAAAATATTAGTTCTGAATCTCTAGAAGTAAATTCAGATATTAACAAGAGCGCCGATAAAATAAGTACGATATCGAGTTCTGAATCCTTAGAAATAAATTCTTCTATGAATAAGAAAGATGATGAAATAAGTAAAGATTCCGATAAAATTGAGCAAGATAAATTGGAGTGTGATGGTTTTTTGAGCAAAATAGAAATACATGAAAAGGAGATGGAACCTAAAATTCAGTCTGTGACACAATCCCGAAATGCTGGGACTCAAAATCATAAAAGATATGCGAGTGAACCACCGAAAGTTGAACAATCGACTAGAAACATTGTTAAGAAACAAAAAATTAACAAGTTCAAATTTGTTTGAGTTCAAGTTTAGATTACTAATTACTTATATCGTTTATAACTATATAAATATATAAATGGCTGACGATAACCGTTCGTATAAACTTAATTTGGATAAATTAAAAGGACATCAAATCGAATTGGTTGATGCCACCGAAACTGTAACTGTTAATAGTGCAAAAACTGCAAAGTCTGGCAAATCTCAAAGAAGTAGTGCAACTAAACAGACATTGAAATTAAAAGGTAAATCCAATTTGGATAAACTCGGAGAAAATAAGACAAATAAAAACGTACCAGAAAGACCAAAGGAATGGGATAAAGAAATTAATAATAGTGCCATAATCCAAGACTTGGACTTCGTCGGAAATGATGAAACTAAACAACAGGTTGCTAATCTTATTGACAAAAAAGAAGAAATACAAGCCAAAGTCAAAGAATCTAATATCAGAAATGAAAGAGGTTATAGAGAAAAAGATTACAATGAAAGAGAAATTAGATCCAGAAATGAAAGAAAGTCACCAGGATCAGCTGATCTTCCAACGTTAATTGATTTACCTTCTGTACCTGGATTACCTAAAATGCGAGAACGCGAACATTTTTCACTTCCAGAAAAAGAGCGAGAGAGAGAGCGAGATCTGTCAAGTATAAATGAGAAAGGTATTGGTAGTTTTAGTAAAGAAATAAGCGATATTAACAGACGTCTAGAATTTATTTCAGATACAAAGGATCCCGATGTAAGATCGAATAGTAGTAGTAAAGTAATGAATTTTTCTCCTTCTTTTCCTAAGAAAGATCCAATCGATAGCTATAGTCGCGTTGAAATAGGAGGAAATAGTCCTGAACCAAGAAAACAACTATCAGGACGCGAATTACATATGGAAATGACCAAAGAATTATTGAAAATCGAACGTTTGAAGCGTCGAGGATATCAACCGTCGAGGACTTATTCTATTATTGATAATTATGATGATATCAAATCCGAACGAATCCGATTAGAAGAAATTGCTGGGTTGGAATCAAGTATCCAATTTCAGAAAAACGGTATGCTCTTTGTTTCTAGTTTTATCGAAATGGCTAATGGTCAATACAATAACCTTTTTGATCTCACCTTAAATGGTTGGAGTGATAGTCTTAACGATAATATCGATAATTTTGAACCCATCTTCGAAGAACTTCATGAAAAATATAAAGATTCAGTGCAACTTGCCCCCGAATTAAAATTGATCGTAGCGTTCGTTGGTAGTGCAGTTAGTTATCATTTTAGTCAGCAATTATTAAAAAAAGCAGAAAGCAGTATCCCTGGTTTTGGAGCAGTAATGGCCACCAATCCAGGACTAAAGAAACAATACACAGACACGGCTGCCAAAATGTTTGCTCAAAATATGATCGCCAATGACAAAAAAGAAAATGATGTATCCGGTGGTGGAGGCGGAGCAGGTGACCTTTTAGGTGGCCTTTTAGGTGGTGGTTCAGGTGGTATGGGAGGCATGCTATCGGGATTAATGGGTGGTGGATCGACGCCAGCACCTGTAGTTTCTGGTGTAGTTTCAGGAGGCAAGACTAATAATGTACAGTTGAAAGAACCACCTGATTTAGATGAGTTGTTAGGTGATGTTGGTTTAAGTAAATTGAGTGAAGCGAGTCTAAGAGTTGACGACGATCTTACCAGTCATGTCACTGGCCCAGGTCTTCGCAATATTCAAACTGGATCCTCTAGGAGAACCGTTAAAAAACGATAAAAATGATACCCCAGTCCTTAACTTTAACAACGATTGCACAGAATCTAGAATCTATGATCCCAGAGTATTGCGATTCGACTCATACATTGAATAATAGAATGGCCATTTAACTTTTTTTGATCATTTAGGCTAGTTAAAATTAACTCGATTCAGTTAATTCTAACTAACTTTTAGGTGTTCCTAATATAGTACTAGAGTAAGGACCAACTTAAATTAACCCACACTACAATAAGTTTTTCATGTTATTCTAGATAATTATGCATTGGTATAATCATTACAGACGCTCCAAAGCCCCCTTTGGAGAAATAATGGATGACCCCTAATACACTATATTTCAATTTCAGATAAGTTCATTGGCAATTTTCTGGTTTCAATTAGCTGTTTGAGAAATTCCTTATCTGTTTTAACAAGATCCAACATAATTTTATTTACTTTGTTCAGGTTGTGTGTGCTATTTTCTTTTACAATATTGGTAATCATGCGTTTTATTTTATTTTTATCACTTATCTTGGTGGTATTTTTGATATCTCGAAAAATTTTACCATAATAATCCGCCAAATAAAACTCATTGTTTTCTTTCAATATATATCCCAAAACCATCTGATCAGTTTGACTGCATATTATCGCGTCAAGTTCGAAAGTTGCTATAAGTTTGTAATAGATATCCAGATGCTCTCGCATAGATACACGATCCTTTTTCAAATCAGTTCCATGAAGATGTTTGATCAAATAAAGTTCGTAACTATCTAAGAAATAACTCTTCAATAACCTAATTATTTCTTTAATACCTATTTCTTCCAAATAAGTATCCCATTTACCACAACTTAATATTTTAACACGATTGAGTGTCTTATCAAAAAGAACACTAAATCGATTAAGGTCATCATCTTCCATTCTTGTTGCACCATCAACTAACTTCAAAAGACCATCATGATTAAGACAATACCCACCAACAAATTTATCTTGTTCCAATCTCTCAAGACGATGTTGGAAATCTCGCTCCAAATGATCTTCAAAATCTATTTGTCTGATTCCTTGATGATCAGCAATCATTTTAATTTTCTCCATCGATTCCATATTAGAAACAATATTATTAATCGTGTTAAAATTATTAATAGTTTTGTGAACTGTCTGTGCCTGACCACTTTTATCTTGAATTGGTTGTGGACTGACAGGACGCAAGGCAACATATATATGACTAAGTAAAACTTCATTTTTGATTTCATTTGTCAACTGCACACCAGTTCTGTTAGGACAAGGTTTTTTTAAGGTCTCAAAATGACGTTTCATTCTGTCTCTCAGTGTTGTTGTATATAAACATCTAGGACACACATATTCACTCTGTGGATTTGGCATTCCCTTTTTATAATAATATAGTTTTAAGATGGTCTTAATGTATTTTTAAGAGAATTATTATATCTATATTTTAAATCTAAATTAGATCACGGTTACGTTGACATAATTTGTAATGAGTTATACATTATTATGTATTTCATACACCAAGTATTTCTTAGAAATAGTATAAAGATGTATTTAAGATATATTTAATGTATTCTTAGGGTGCCTGGTATGTAGGCTTGATAGGTATTTAAGAGGGGCCATGCCACGAATCAGCTGAAAGGGGGGGGTCAGAAAAATTTCAATCACACTTATTTTCTAAATATTTAGAAACTCCTTTTTCTGTGGATCATGTGTTAGGGTTATTAATATGTCATATTAGTTAATATGAAAACTTAACAAAAGAAGTTTAATCGAATAGAGAATCAAACTTTGAGAGAGTTGGTTTAATGATCTAACACTCTATTAAGGTCATTAATATACCCTAATAGGTCATATCAAAGCTCTTAATTTGGCCCACTATGTATAAACTTGCTTAGGAAATGGACAAAGAGAGTTGAACTTTAAAAGAGATGAAGTTTGAGAAAGTTAGTTGAATTGGTGTGAGAGTTTGATTCACTGATCTGTATCTCTTATACTACATTAACGACCCTAATAGGCTATTGATAACTCATATTAGGCATAAACTTGTTTAGAATGGACAGAGAAGAGAAGAGAATCGGAGTTTAGATCACCAAATTGATCTAATAATATAATAGCCTATTAAGGGTACATCAATGCCCTATTTTACATTTAAGATAACTATTTATTAGTTCGAAATAGTATAAAGATGCATTTAAGATGTATATAATGTATTCTTAGGGTGCCTGGTATGTAGGCTTGATAGGTATTTAAGAGGGGCCATGCT